AAGAGCAGCAGAGCACCATCGAAGAGCAGGAACGCCGGAACCGCCTGCTCGAGCGTTCCGTGGACGACCTCGAGCTCTCCGTGCGGACGGCGAACTGCCTCCAGCTCGGTCGCATCAATACGGTGCGGGACCTGCTTCAGCGCACTGAGGCCGACTTGATGAAGCTGAAGAATTTCGGCAGGAAGTCGCTGAAGGAACTGCGGGAGATGGTCGCAGAGGACGGGCTGAAGCTCGGAGAGCTCGCTGAACGCCAGTACTCGGGCGTCGTCGTGCCGTCTGCGCCGCAGCGACCTGCTCCTGCATCCGCGGCCCTCGTGGGCGGACCGCCGCCGACCCCGGCCTCTGCCGGATGGGTATCGACAGTTCCGACTCGTGACGGGCTGATGCAGTACGCGGGAAGCCTGCTCGGTGCAGGCGCGCCGCTCACGAGCGTTCAGTACCGAGAGCTCGCCGGCGGCTTCGTGGAAACCCGGACGATGCGCCTCACGACGACGGGCATGGTCTGGCGAACGCACCTCTCAACGGGCCGGAAGCAGCCGGGTCTGACGACCGCCGGGACGGCCTGGCTCGTTCACGAGCTCCACCAGCTTCAGTGGCAGAACGACCAGCAGCGGGAGGCTATCGACCGCCTCTGCCTGATGCTGATGCAGACGGCTTCCACGCCGTGACCCCCACGGAGCAGCAGTTCTCCGCAGAGATGCTCTCGCTGCTCCGGGTCGAGTACGGGGCGCACAAGGCAAGGCACGGCGATGCTCGGGCATGGCGCTTCTTGAAGGTCCTCTCGATGTGGCAGGGGTCTCACGACTGGCTGCTGAAGAAGCTCACGAAGCAGATCGTGCTGCCCCGGTTCATCTACATCGACGACGCTATCGTCCTCGCAGCGGCTCAGGCGAACGTGCTGCTGAAGACATTACGAAAGCCGAAGGCCATCCGGGACGAAGAGGCGGAAGACGCTGCTCTGGCGGCCAGGGGCAAGAAGCGGCGCGGACGCCCGAAGAACGAGGTCTGAGGATGGACATCGACAGCATGACCCCGGATCAGCTGCGCCGGACCTGCCGTGACCTACTGCGGGAGAACGAGGCTCTGCGCCGGCGGCTCGGGCTGAACAGCAGCAGCGCCTTCGCAAAGGCTGTGGAAGCGGCGCTCGAGGGGCTGACGCTCGAAGAGGCCGTGCTGGCGGCGCGTCTGTCCGAGACGCTCCGGTGAGCATGTGGCTCCGGCACCTGCTGAAGCAGTACCGCGACACCGCGGGATGCATTCCTGCGGCAGACGAATTCTGCGAGGACCGCTCCAGCGAGGACGGGCCGGCGAACGTCGCGTGCCGTCTGTGCAGGCTGACGGACGCAGTGCTGAAGGACCCGCCGGAGCAGCTGCGCTGGTGCGGCGAAGAGGCAGGAACGCTGACGGCTGCGGTCGGTCGGGAGGCTCTGGCAACGCTGCACGACGACGGGCACGGCTGGTCATGGCGCGTCGAGGACGACGACGGCACGATTATCGGGCAAGGAACAGAGCCGACGCTTTCGTCGGCCCTCTATCGCTGCGAGCGAGAGGTCTATGACCAGGGAGTGAATGCATGAGCAAGTCGGTCGGCAAGACGATCAATCGGAAACCCCGGCGCGCGCTATTTACCGCAGCGCGAATGGAAGGGCAGCAAATCCGGCTCGTGAAAGAGCGTGACGGCCGCATCGTGGAGCTGCGCCCCGGCTATCGGCCGCGGGTCCTCTCGAAGGAAGAGGTTGAGGCGCTCCGAGAGAAGCACGAGGCCGGCGATGCGTAGGTCTGAAGGTCTAGTCGGCGGCATCATCTTCATCGTCGCGACCCTGCTGGCGTTCCTGCTCTCCGGCTGCGACGACGCGCTGGACATGACGCTCAAGAAGCGCCGGGCTGCGTCATTCACGGAGTGCGAGACCTACTGTCGCGCCACGCCGCTTGCCGTAAAATTCGACCGCAATGGGCAGCTGCTGGAGTGCCGCTGCGATGTCATCTTCTCCGAGGTGGAGTGATGGAAGCGGCGCGCAGACGCAGGAAATCAGTCGATAGCATCGGCGTCCGCGCACCCTGCTGTCGGGTGCAGACGGCGTGCGACGGCACGACGTTGTCGCCTGCGCGGCGGGAGCGAGGTATTTGCCGCGCCTGCGAAGGGGCGGCAGCGAAACGAAGCCGGACTATTGCGCTGTCGGAGAAGAAATGACCGCCGCTGAACTGGTCGCGCTGCTGCGCGAGGCGCGGGACCAGCTTGTCGGCGTGCCAGGGATGGGCCGGGCAACGCAGACAATCGCCCGCATCGACGCCGCGCTCGCGGAGCGGCAAGACTCCGCGCAAAATGCGGTGGAGTGGCGACCGGCAGACCAGCGGGTGTTTCTCGACAACGTCAGCCTTCGCGTCGTCCACCACACAGACGGGCTATGGGTGTGGTCTGTGTACTGGCCGCTGAGTCACCGCACAGAGCAGGGTCGAGTGGCGACCGAAGAAGAAGCGAAGAGTGCCGCCATCGCGGCGGCGAAGGGGCTGAAGTGATGGGAGAGTTCACGCACGCCATGAGAAACCCGATTCGGGAACGCGACGACCGCATTGCGGCGCTCGAGAGAGACGTGGCGCGGCTCGAAGAGCGCGAGGCCGACCTCGTGAAGCAGAACGTCGCTCTCATGGGCGCTCTCGGGCAGAGGCAGGAAGAGCTTGAGCAGCTCCGGGCCGACGCTGAGTCAGCGGCTGAGTGGCAATTCACGGACGGCCGCGGCGAGCTCAACCTGAGCGACGGCTGGAAGGCGACCGTCTGCTCGCACGCCGGCACCTACGCCTGGAGCGTCCACAACGCGAAGACGGCGGAGTACGGAGTCGGGACCGCCTCGAGCTGGTCAGAGGCGCGGCGTCAGGCGCTCGAGGCCGTGAAACGATGACGCTCGAAGAGGCAGTCTCTCTGCTCCGAGAGGCCCGGACAGAGCTCGTGCGGCTCGAGAACGCCATGCGTGCGGCGCTCTACGGCATGGGACGCGGACTCCCGATCATCGACCGTATTGACGCAGCCCTTGCACGGAAGCCGGAGTGCGGGCTGCTGACGCGGCTGAAGGAAACGACCTGATGACCTGGACGACACTCGATACCGTCCTCGCAGCGTCTATCGCTCTGGCTATCGTTCATGGGTCCTGCGCCTGCGAGGACACTCAGAGGCGATGCCGCTGGGAGAGCCGGTATCCGAACACCTTGCAGCATGACATTCACAGGGAGCTGGTCTGCCATGAGTGAATCGAACGTCATCCCCTTTCCGACGAAGGGGAATATCGCTGACGACAAGCACACGCGACTGAGGAAATTCTTCGACCTCGTGGCAGAGGCCGCCGACGAATGCGAGGTGCTCGCTTACACCTGCGCCGCTCTGCACGCCCCTGACCCGGATTCAGAGGCGGGCTGCGTCCACACGGACACGGCCGGCATGGCCGACAGCATCGACGGGCCATGGGTCGAACAGGCTATCGAGGTCATGAGTGAGTCCATCGACGCCTCATGGCATGCCGTCATTCACAAGGTTGAGAAGAACATCAGGGATCACGAAGCGAGCGATGCTGCGAAGGCAGCGGCCGGCGACGAAGAGCAGGACGACGACGAATGACGCGCCTCACACTCGAGCTCTCGAGCAGCTCACCGGGGTTCGTGACGGGGCGTCTGGTAGACGCTGATCATGACGGCGAGGGCATCATCTTCGAGGTCACCATCTCGAGCGACAGCACGCGCGCCTCGCAGCGTCAGGTCGTCCGAGCGATAGGGGCGCACCTGAACTGGTACATCGACCTGTCCCACGGTGGGACGAAATAGGGGAAGAACATGGCAGGGAAGCTGGTGAAGACGAAGAAGGCCGGAGTCATGAAGACGAAGGGCCGAGTGAAGGTCCGCATCATTCGCCCCGGCGTGCCGAAGGTGCAGAAGGCTTCGGCGAAGAAGAAGGTCTGCCGATTCTCGCCGCCGAAGATTCGGAAGGGCTCCATCGTCGTGGTGGACGGCGGCGGGCTCGGGCGGCTCGACAGCGTCGTCGGGCCGATGGCGAACGTCACCCTGGACCTCGGGGAGCAGTACGGATTGCCCCTCGTGACCATCGTTGCGGCCGACCGCCTGATGGTCGCCGATTCATGGGAGAAGAAGCTGCACCGAGCTGTCGTTAAGCAGCTTCAGGCGGCGTACAACCGCGGCTACCATCGAGGTCTCGAGAGCGGGCTCGGGAGGCTTCTAGCGCCCGAGCAGGCCGGCGCATCCGAGGACGAAGCCCTCGAGGTCGTGCGGCAGGTGCAGAAGGGGGACCGGCGATGAGCCGCGCATGGGAAGCCGTCGAGCTCCACCTGGGCGACCCTTACGACGACCGAGCCGACTGGGGCCATATCCGGCGGTCGGCCCTGAGCAGTCGCTGGCTCTGGACGGCGAACCAGCGGGACGGCAAGCAGGCGAGGCTCGGAGAAGGCCAGGTTGAAACCGAGGCCGACGCGCGCGAGGCGGTCGAGCATTTCTTGCGGAGCGGTCGATGAACGCCATCCATGCCCACCTGCCCGAGCCGGCGCAGTTCCACGACGCAGTCGAGAACGCGCGCGACACGCTCCAGCTCGCCACCGCATACCGGGCGGCGCACGACCGTCTGGCGCTCGCAGACGTTGTCGTCCGTGCTGCCGTGGCCTTCACGCAGAATGCCGGCGAAGACAACGCGGATACGCTGCTCGAAAACGTCTTCGATGCCGTGAAGACCTACATGACAGCGGTCAGCGCAGAGACGATGTCGATTGACACTTGACAGCGTTTGCAGACACCGCTACAGCGACCGTCAGCGCAGGGACCACCGCATGACCTTTCCCCCTGCGACTCGGAGAACCTGATGAAGTACAACTGGTACGCAGTCACCCCGGAACTGAAAGAGTGGGCCGCAGGCCTTGCAGCCGCGCGCATCAAGGCGCAGCTGACGCAGAGCGCCGTGCAGAAGCAGACGAAGGTTCCGGCGACCGTCATTTCTGCGACCGAGTGCGGGCGCGGACTTCACGGGCACGCTCTGTCGAGCACCACGTTCGACAAGTTCGATGCCATCGCAGACACCCTCGGATACGTGAGGCCGGTCCGAGTTCCTGTCGAGGACCCCCGCTCGCTGAGTGCCGGGGTGCGCGCCACGAAGCCGCAGGTCCCGCGCATGACCTACCGAGGGCAGCCTGTGAAGCGGCTATCGAATGCAGCCACGGCATCCGGCACAGCAGCGAAAATGTCATCCCTGTCTCGGACGCTCGTGAAGGCACTGCTCGACCTCGTGGCGACCGGCAAGCTTTCCACTGAGGATATGATGACGCTCATGGGTGCGGCCTAGCCGTGGGGATGATTGACCGGCTCATGCAGAGTGAGCTCGACTGCCTGCTGCCGGGACCTTGGCACGAGGATGACGGTCTGGTCATAGCCGGCACGCGTGTCGTCTGCGTGGTGCCGGCCTTTCTCGGAATGTCCGGCTCCGGCGCAGCGCGTGTCCTCTCTCGCGTGCCGGAACTGCTGGCGGAGTCACGCGGCCTGGCTCGGGAACTGGCCGCGCTCGAACGGCTGACTGAGCAGCTGAAAGAAGACCGCGACGACGCGGAAGCAGAGAAGAAGACGCTCCAGGCGGAACTGAAAGACGCAGCAGCAGAAATCGCCGAGCTCCGGCGACAGCTTGCCAACCTCACGCGGCACGAGTAGAAGGCCGACCGCTCGACCCTCCACCAAGGGGACCCATCATGAGCTCCAAGACTGCGCCTTACGGGGGCGACAAAAGCGTCTCAGCGACCTACGGCCCGAGCGCCGTGGGCAAGACGACCGACCTGCTGTACTCGTTCCCACGCGGCCTCTTCGTGGCCCCTCCGGGCGCTCTGAAGCCGGCGCACCATGTCGTCGGCTTCGTGCCGGCGAGCGTCGAGGCCAAGAGCATTGCCGACGCGACGGCGGCGCTGAAAAGCGCCACGAAGTCCGGCGGCTACGACTCGGTTATCGTTGACGACTTCAGCCTGCTCGCAGAGCAGACCATCAGCCACCTTGAGAACGTCAAGAAGCTGACGGGCTTCAAGCTGTGGGGCGTGGTCCGAGACGAAATCCTCGACTTCCGTGACATGGCGCGGCGCTGCGGAATGCATGTCGTGCTGACGGCTCACGAGTCCACGCCGCGCACCATGAACGGGACCTTCATTCGTGGTGGGCCGAAGCTGCCGGGGCGTCTGCCGGAGGACGTTCCGACCGTCTGCGATATCGTCCTCCGTGCCGCGCACGACCCGACCCGGAAGGGCTGGCACGCGAGCTATCGCTGCACCATCGACGACCCGCAGTGGATCACCAAGGACCGCCACGGCGTCACGCCGGACCGTGCGCCCATGAACCTGGGCGAAATCCTCCGCATGGCCGGGTACGAGCTCGCTCGAGCGCCGGGCCTCGAGTGGCAGGAAGGCATCGTCGCCGTCCTCGCTCAAGCGCTGGTGGCCGACCCGACGCAGCAGTCGGCTTACCTGCTCGAGGCGCAGAGCATGTGCGCGGAGCACACGACGAACGACCTCCATATCCGCTGGGTCATGCGTGATGCACTCGACCGCGCAGCCCTGCTCCGTGCGAAGCAGAACGTCTTCGCCCTCTACACCTGAGCCGCATTCTGCGGCTGCTCGACCCGCGCAGGGTCAACCTAAGCCCTGCCTGCGCGGCCCCGGTTCGTCGTTCACCGGGTCACCAACAGACGGCACTGGTCCAGACTCGCACGGGGCTGCGCCACAACTGGACCTCGGAGTGCATCATGGCTGTTATCGTCAACGGACTCACCCTCGCCGGCGCGAAGGACAACGGCGGCACCGGCGGGCGCGGTCTGCCCGTCGAGGGCTTCTACCAGGCCCGCATCACCGAGACCGCCCTCCACACGAAGGAGGAAAACGGCGAGCAGAAGACCTCCGTCCGCTGCCAGCTCGTGTTCGAGGGCGAGTACGAAGGCGCGCAGTGCCGCATCAACCTCGGGCTCGACTTCTCGAAGGCCGGCAACCGTAACAGCTGGTTCACCGTCCTGAAGAGCGTCGGCCACGAGGACAGCCTCATCCAGCAGCTCGCTGACGGCCGCGTCTTCGACGGCATCGACACGGGCGCGTACCTCGACGGTCGCGTGGCACACATCTGGTTCGCCCCGAAGGACGAGACGGCCGGTCGCCAGTGGGACGACAAGAAATTCATCACCCGCGAGCAGTTCATCGCCGGGCAGCAGAAGGCGGTTTCGGCCTCGACTGGCGCGGCTACGCAGACGGCCGCTCCGGCCATGGTCGTCACCTCGGCCCCTGCGGCGCAGACGCAGGTCGCCGCGGCGGTTCGCGCTCCGGTCGCGACGAACGGCGCGCAGGTCGGCGGCGTGCCTTTCGCGCAGCCGCAGGCCGGCTCCGGCGCGCTGCGCTCGCTGATGGGTGCCGCGAAGGCGTAAGGTCCGGCGTGACACGGGCCGACACGCTGTCGGAGGGGGTCGGGGCGTGAGACCGCCGACCATCGGCCGGGAGGGAGGGCGGGCCTCCCGGCACTTTGAGAAGCAGCAGGACCGTCGTGCGTTCGGACGACTCTCGGCACGTTTGGGCGTTCCGTGACCGGGAGTAAAACGCAGGGAGCCGCAAGGCGGCTGGATGGCAGGTAGGGCAGGTGGGCCGAGCAGTCGGCATGAGGCGCACCAGACGCTCGGGGACACAACCTCCCCCTCGGGCAAGCGCAGGGAGCCGGGAGACTCATCAACCCCTGAAAAGGGAGTCTCGGCTGGTCAGCAGCGGCGGATGTCCTCTGTAACAGTGCAGAGGGCCGGGGCGAGCTGACACTTCTTCAAGGGGACCAACGATGGCGAACTACGACCCCGAGGCACTCGGAGCGCGCTGCTCGGAGTGCTCTCTTCGTTCCGTGCGTATCGGCGGTCCGGTCGGGCCGGAGACGCACTCTGGCGACCTCTTCGCAGTCGTGACAGAGACGCCCGGGGACCGAGAGTCAGCGCTCGGGCGGCCGCTTGTCGGCCCTGCGGGCATCCTGCTGAACAGCGCCCTTGAAACCATCGGCCTCAAGCGGTCGCAGACGGCTCTGCACCATGCCGTCGCCTGCCAACCGAAGGACGGCGACCTGGACAAGGTCATGCGCGTCTGGCAGCGTGAGAACAAGAAGCGAGCAGCAGAAGGCGACGAAACGACGCCGTCGCCTATCGACTGCTGCCGTCCACGGCTGATGAACGAGCTCCGGCACCCTGACCTCGTGACGCTCGGGAAGGTCGGTCTCCAAGCGGTGACGCAGAAGGCGAGGCCGGTCCTGGATATCCGGGGCGGTCCGATTCCCGGCTGGCTGGACGACACGATGCGCTTTACGGAGGGGGAGCCGCCGCTAGGTGTCCGTGGCGTCCGGCTGCGTGTCCTGCCGACCCTGCACCCCGGCTTCGTGGAACGGAACCGGAGGTGGATGAAAGCCTTCCGGTCGGACCTCTCGAGAGCCATTCGCTGGTTCCGCGGTCAGCTCGAGTGGACTGACCCGACGATGCTCTTCTACCCGTCGCCGGACCAGTTCAGCGACTTCCTCACGCGGCACCTCGGGGAGACCATCGTCTTCGACTATGAGACGACGTTCGACGACCCGACGGTCGGCAAGGTGAAGTGCTTGGGCCTCTCGACGCAGACCGAGGCGCTCGTGGTGCCGCTGCTGTCCATCGAAGGCCCCGGCGGCTCGCTCGTGCAGAGCCGGTACAGCGCCGACGCTCAGGCAGAGCTCGAGGCGATGCTGGCCTTCTTCTTCGAGTCGGACCGCTGGCGCAAAGCAGGGCACAACGCCGGCTATTTCGATGCCATGGTGACGCGACAGCGTTTCGGTGTCACCCCGAAGCCGCTGGTCGATACCATCCTGCTTCATCGTTCCGTGGAATCCGAGCTGCCCCACCGGCTCGGATACGTGGGCAGCGTCTACACTGACGTTACGGCTTGGAAGGACGCCCACACGGCGAAAGCGGCGACGACAGACCAGGCGCTGATGACCTACTGCGCTATCGACTGCGCTGTGACGGCTCGGGCGCTGCCGCAGCTCGAGAAGGCGACGGCGGCGCGCGGACAGGCGTCGGTCGTCGAGAAGGACCATCGAGTGCAGGCCATGTGCGTCGGGCTGCACGAGACGGGTCTCTTCGTGGACAGGCAGCGTCGGGACGAAGAGTGCCAGCGGGTGCAGGCGGACATGAAGCTGTGGGGAGCGAAGGCGGCCGCGGCCTCGGGCCGCACCGGCATGAACGTCAACAGCGGTCCCCAGCTGCGCGACCTGCTCTTCTCCGAATGGAAGCTGACCCCGTCGTCGTTCACCTTCGCCGGCGACCCGTCCACGAGCGATGAAGCCCTCCGGCTCGTGCGGACGGCGAATCAGAACGAGCCGCGCATCCTCGAGTTCATCGACGCGCTGCGGCGCTATCGGCGAGCCTCGAAAGAGTACGGCACCTACCTGCGGCGGCTCGTGCCCTATGGACAGCCTCTCGACGGCTATCAGTACTTGACCGACGAAGAAGAAGAGGACGCAGACCGAGGGCTGATATTCGCTGACGGTCGCGTGCGTCCCGATTACAACGCGCACGGCACCACCAGCGGTCGCCTGAGCAGCTCGAACCCGAACGCGCAGAACTGGCCGAAGCATCTGCGCGGCATGATTTCCGCGCAGCCGGGGCATGTGCTTGTCGGGGCAGACGCGGACCAGTTGGAGCTCAGGATCATCGCTTCCGTTGCCGGCATGGACAAGTACCTTGAGGTCTTCCGGCAGGGCGGCGACCCGCACTCGCTGACGGCGACCCTGATGTTCGGCGACAATTTCTCGAAGGCCGAACCGAAGAGCGATCCCTGGACGCAGCTGCGAACGCTGGCGAAGGGCGTGAAGTACGCGAGCTTCTACGGCTCCGGCGACGAAACGGTCCACGGCATCGTCACGAGCGCAGAGCGCCCGGACGGCTCGCTCATGTACCCGAGCCTCACGGTGCGCGAAATCGCAACCATCCGCCGGAACTGGCTGAAGGGCATCCCGCAGCTGAAGAACTGGTGGGACGACACGCTCGAGACGTTCAGGGCGCAGGGCTACCTCGTGGACCCCGTCTGGGGCCGGAGGCGTGATTTCTTGGACGGCGAGAAATTTAATGAGCTCGTGAATTTCCCGATTCAGAGCGCCGGAGCCCATATCATCCACGACAGCTCGTTCGCGCTGCTCGAGGCCATTCCGTTCGGTCTGTGGGGTCCCGGCACCGGGGCGGTCTGTCAGGTGCATGACGCTCTGTACGTGGAAGCACCCTGCCCGCACGAGCGGCACGAGGTCGAGAAGCTGCCGAACGGGAAGCCGAACGAGAAGCAGCGGGAATTCGGCTGGTGTCCTCCGGGGTGCCAGTGCCCTGCGAACTGGTCGGCGCGGCAGCTCGAGCAGTCGATGAACCGAAGCATTCCCGCCCTCGAGGCTGTGACGTTCAGTGCGAAGGCGACGATCGGCCGGAGGTGGAGCGATGTCTGAGAAGGTTCACAAAGCGACCGACCGGGTCGTGGCGGCTATCGGCCCGTACACCGTGAAGCAGGTCTCCCCGCTCTGCGGCGCGCCGGT